AAATGGTGGTGCAGGTAATAGATTAACTGCCCTTAAATTACTATGTCAGTGTCTTCCACAATCAGCTTTTAAGAATAAGAAATACAAGGAAGAAGTATCAGTCTGGGATACCTGTTCATTAATAGTATTGAAGAATGTAATTGATGGTATCTCAAATGAAACCACAATGAATAAACTAGCTATCAAGATAGGCACAGGACTTATGATGGAAGCTAGAATTACAATGTTCAAAGACCAGAATAAGGAAAAGTATAATCAAGTTAATAAAAGATTAGCAGGTAAAAACATTCCTCAGAACGCCAACAGGTATCAATACAAGCATAAGGTATGGACTTATATGATGAATAAGAATGACCTTACTTTTAATGATTGGGGTAAAGAGGGTCGCTTACATCTTGGAGTTAAGATGATTGAATACTTATCTAAACTAGGACTTATCAAGCACCAGAACCGTAAGTTAAATAAATTTAAGACTGTCACTTATGTTGAAGCTACTAGAAAAATCATAGATGAGATTAGGAATTTCAATATCAAGAATGAAGCATTGCAACCGAAGTACTTGCCAATGCTTATGCCACCTAGAAAATGGGAGTACAATCCTTTTGTTGGTGGATACTACGGAAGAAAACATAACTACGAAAATAAACCAGAAGATATAAAGGAGATAAAATAATGCACTACAATCTAGTCAAAGCGTCAAATCGAAGATACCTAGAAGAACTCAAAAATAGAGGACACGAAATGAAACCTGTATATGACGCAGTAAATATTATGCAGGAAACAGAATGGGTAATTAATAAACCTGTATACGAGGTTATTCTTTCACTCATAAATACTGATAGTTCTTTAGGTCATTTACCTACTAATCCACAGGAAATAGAATTACCTGTAAAGCCAGTAGATATTGAAACCAATAAAGAAAGTTTAGTTAAATGGAAAAGAGAAGCTAGTCTTGTTTATAAAGAGAGAGCAAAATCTAAATCTAAATACATTCAAGTAAGACAGATTATAGAAGAAGCTAGATTACTTTTAGATAGGTCTTTCTTCTATCCATATCAGCTAGACTTCAGAGGTAGAATTTATCCAAAACCTGCAATGTTATCACCACAAGGTGCTGATTATTCAAGAGCATTAATTAAATTTAAATATGGAAAACAAATGAAAGAGAATAATTCTTTTGATGATTTTGCAATTGCAGGTGCAGGTCTATATGGAGAAGTAGATAAAGAAGATATTCAAACTAGATTAGATTGGGTCAAAGATAGACTTGATACATTTATTGGATATGCAAAAGAACCTTTAACTAATACTGATTGGGCGAAAGCTGATAAACCATTTTGTTTTTTGGCTTGGTGTTTTGAATTAAAAGACTTTGCTGAAACAGATTATGACGCAAGTTTTATAACAACATTACCAATACAATCAGATTGTTCTAACTCAGGACTACAACATTATTCAGCTATGATGAGAGACGAGATAGGTGGTAAAGCTACTAATCTTATTCCATCAAATAAACCAGAAGATGTTTATAGAATTGTAGCACAAAAAGTTATTATGAAATTAAGAGATAAGACTGACCCAATGGCGAAGCAGTGGTTGGATTATGGTATTGATAGAAAACTTTGTAAGAAACCTGTGATGTGTTTACCTTATTCATTAACTCAATATTCTTGTAGACAATATATACAAGACCACGTTGAGAAAGAATGGAAAGAAAAGAATAAACCTCACAACTTTGGTAGAGACTTATTTAAAGCTACAAATTATCTAACACCAATAGTATGGGAAAGTATCAATGATGTTATTGTTGGTGCAAAAGAAATAATGGGTTTTCTAAAAAAGGTATCTAGATTAGTTGCTTCAGAAAACTTACCTGTGTGTTGGACAACACCTAAACCTTTAAACTTTCCAGTACAGATGATGTGCTACAAAAAAGAAAGTAAAAGAGTAAAGACTAAGATGGGTGATAGTATAATTAAATTATCTATTCAATCTGATACTGACGAAATAGATAAAAGAAAAACTGCACAATCTATATGTCCTAATCTTATTCATAGTTTAGACGCTAGTTGTTTAATGTTAGCTGTAATAAAAGCTAAAGATAAAGGTGTCACTAATTTTAGTTTGATACACGATAGCTTTGGTTGTGTTGCACCTGATGTTCATAAATTATCTGAAGCTATACGTGAAGCATTTTGTGAAGTGTATGAACAAGATGTACTTACAAACTGGGCAATGGAAATGAAGCAAATGTTATCAGATAAAAATGCTAAGAAATTTCCTCATATCCCAGAAAGAGGAAACCTAGATTTATCTTTGGTAAAACAGAGTATCTTTTTTTGCGTCTAACCTTTGCACCTGTGATGAATAAAGTTCCACTTATGGCTACATAACGTAGCTATAATTAATAGGAGTAATCTATGTCACAAACGACAAACATAAGTGAAATAGGTGAAGCTATATACCCACACTTAAATAAACCTGATGTCAGATTTTCTGAAGCAGGTGAATATAAGGTGACTTTAAAGGTTGCTAAATCAGACGCTACTGAAATGCTGAAGTTATATAACAAAGCAATAGAAGACAGTCTAAAATTAGCTGAACAAAACCATAAAGGTAAAGGTATAAAGAACGCACCGAAACCTTTCACTGAAGAAGACAATTTTGTTTTCTTTAAATTCAAGATGAAAGCAACAGGAGTTAATCAGAAAACAAAAGAAAAGTTTTCTCAAAGACCTCAGTTGTTTGACGCTAAGAAAAACCCAATCCCATTATCTACTTTGATATGGGGTGGTTCTAAAATGCGTGTCGCTTATAATCTAGTACCATACTATACACCAATGCTTGGTGCAGGTATCACAGCAAGATTAAAAGCAGTACAAGTTATCTCTCTTGTTGAGGGTAAAGACAGCAATCTTTTTAGTAAAGAAGATGGCTATGAAACTACGCCAGAACCAAAAGCAGAAGTTATCTCAAATGAAACGTCAGAAGTTCAAGAGAGTAAAGACTTCTGATGGCGTAGTCTTAAAATCAGGATTGGAAGAAGCAGTTTATAATTATCTTCAGAAAGTAAAAGTTCTTTTTACTTATGAGGGAATGAAGATTGTTTACTTCCAACCTGCAATAAAAAAGACTTACACACCAGATTTCCCAATTCAAAATTCACAATTAGTTATAGAAACTAAAGGTGCATTTAATAGTGCTGATAGGAAGAAGATGAAAACTATCAAAGCACAAAACCCAAATTTAGATATTAGATTTATATTTTCTAATTCTAAAACAAAGATAGGTAAAAAATCTAAAACAACTTACGCCAAGTGGTGTGATTTATTTGGATTTAAATATCATTGTATTCAATCAACCAAAGAGACATTCCCAAAAGAATGGCTCAAAGAAATTCAATCAATTCAAAACGGAAACTAATATGAGAGAAGAAACTAAATATATTGTTGTGCATTGTTCACAGACTAGACCTAGTCAGGACATAGGTGCAAAAGATATAGACAGATGGCACAGAGAAAGAGGGTGGTTAAAAATTGGTTATGGAAAAGTAATCAAAAGAGACGGAACAATTGAACAAGGTAGAGGTGATGATGACGTACAAGCACACGTTAAAGGATATAATCACTGCTCTTACGGACTATGTTTAGTTGGTGGTGCTAAAGAAGAAAACTGGAAAGAACCAGAAGATAATTTTACTGCTGAACAATGGGAAGCATTAAAAAAAGAATTAGAAAATTTATTAGTCAAATATCCTGACGCACAAATAGTAGGTCACTATATGTTAGACGAAGCAAAGACTTGTCCTAACTTTAATGTAAGAGAATATTTGCTCAACGAGGATATTAAAAATTACAAGTTCCAAGATGGTCTAACTGATGACGCAGACCTGCAAGAGTTGGAACACAATGACGACTAACGAAAAATTTCTTCATCACGCACCGTGTGAAGATTGTGGCAGTCGAGACAATCTCGGAATATACGAGAACCATACTTATTGTTTTGGTTGCCACAAATATACAGCAGGTGGTGAGACAACAGAAATAACTAAACCAAAAATAATAAGGAATATGATTACAGGAGAATATGAACCATTATCTAAACGTAGGATTAATGAAGATACCTGTAAAGTATTTGATTATGAAGTTGGTGAATATGATGGAAGACCAGTTCAAATCGCTAACTATTACGATAAGCAATATAATAAGGTAGCACAGAAGCTACGGTTTCCTGACAAATCTTTTAAATGGTTTGGAGACACAGATAAAATAACTTTATTTGGACAGCAGAATTGGAGAGACGGTGGAAGAACTCTTGTTATTACAGAGGGTGAATTAGATTGTCTTTCAGTATCACAAGTAAACAATAATAAATATCCAGTTGTTTCTATACCAAGTGGTACAGCTTCTGCAAAAAAATATATTAAACAAGAATTAGAATGGTTATCTAAATTTGAAAAAGTAATTCTAATGTTTGACACTGATGAAGCAGGTATGAAAGCCAGTGTTGAATGTGCAAATATATTACCAGTTAAGAAATGTTATATTGCAAAAGTACAAGGCAAAGACGCAAACGAATTATTACAACAAGGTAAAGGTCAAAAAATAATTGACGCTGTATTTGAAGCTAAACATTACACACCACAAGGTATCATTGAGGGTACTGACACAAAAGAATTATTATTAAATGATGATTATGTTGAGAGTGTTCCATATGCTTATGATGGACTTAACAAAAAGTTATCAGGTATCAGACCAAAAGAATTAGTATTATTATGTGCAGGTTCAGGTACAGGTAAATCGCAAGTTTGTAGAGAACTTGCTTTTGATTTAATTAATAAAGGACACAAGGTAGGATACATAGCACTAGAAGAAAGTGTTAAGAGAAGTATCAGAGGTCTTGTATCACTAGCTGTAAACAAACCTATACATATACCAGAAGTTAGAAAGTCTATTCCAACAGAAGAACTAATTACAGAGTGGGAAAAAATAAAAGATAAGATTTGTTTTTACGACCACTTCGGCAGTTCTGATAGTGAAGACTTATTAAATAGAATTAGGTTTATGGTTCAAGGACTGAACTGTAAATTTATTTTTCTCGACCATATATCCATTGTTATCTCTGGGATTTCTGAGGGTGATGAGAGAAGATTAATTGATAACACTATGACTAACCTGAGAAAGTTAGTTGAAGAAATCAATTGTGGAATGTTTGTAGTATCACACTTGAAAAGAGTTGATAGTAAAACAGGACACGAAGACGGACTTCAAACTTCCTTATCACACCTCAGAGGTTCACACTCACTGGCACAATTATCAGACGCTGTTATTGGGTTTGAAAGAAATCAACAATCGGAAACTGAGAATAATATAATGACTGCAAGAGTTCTTAAAAATAGATTTACTGGTGACACTGGTGTTGCTTGTGATTTAATTTGGAACAAAGATACAGGTCGTTTATCTGAGGGAAACTTTGATGAATGATAAAATGCTTACTAAGTTTATACTTAGTTTTTTAGTTCATAAAGACGACTATGTAAAATTAGATACAGACCAACAGCAGTTAATATTCCTAACTTGTAAAACTATTATGATGGCTATTTATAATTCCATCAAATATGAAAATGTTCACCCAGTTATTTATTGTGGTGACGCAGAAGCACAAACAGTTATTTCAAAAGCAATTGGTAGCGTAAGAGAATTTCTACCAAGTACAGATAAAATTACAGTCCACTTAATACATTAAATGAAACTAATCGTAGACCTAGAAAGTAATGGCTTTCTAGACAGATTAGACCGTATTCATTGTATTGTCTGCAAGGATATAGAAACCCAAAAGGTATATTCATATAATCCTGACAATCTGAATGATGGTCTAGAGTTGCTAAAGAAAGCTACTTTATTAGTAGGTCACAACATACAAGGTTTTGATTTACCTGCATTAGATAAAGTATTTGGCTTTAAATATAAGGGTGAAATACTTGATACTCTTTTATGCTCTAGATTGATTTGGACTAACAGACAGGAATTAGATTTTAAAGTTAAAGACCTACCACCAAAACTAATCGGTAGACACTCACTTGAAAGTTGGGGATACCGATTAGGTTTAAGAAAAGGAGATTACCAAGAACATTCTACCTTTGATGTTTGGTCTCTTGAAATGCAAGACTATTGTGAAAGAGACGTTGAGGTCACTTATAAGTTATATGAACTTATAAATAATACAAACTATTCTAAAGAAGCTATCCTCTTAGAACATCAATTCGCACACTGGATAAGGCAACAAGAAATGTTCGGTGTGTGTTTTGATGAGAGTTCTGCTGAGAACCTTTTATCAATCCTAACAAAACGGAGACTGGAGTTAGCTGACAAGTTGGCTCTAGTATTTCCGTCTTGGGAAGAAGTCACAGGTTATAAAACTTATAAAAGAGATAATAAGAAAAGAGGTATAAGAGCAGGAGTACCAGTCAAACAAGTTAAGACTATTACATTCAATCCAAACTCTAGAGACCATATAGCTTCAAGATTAAAAACTTTGGGTTGGAAACCTAAAGACTTTACAGCAGGTGGTAAACCTGAAGTAAGTGAAAAAATTCTAAAGTCATTAGATTATCCTGAAGCAAAACTTATTGCAGAATATTTGATGATACAAAAAAGACTTGGACAACTCGCAGAGGGAGACCAAGCATATTTAAAACAAATTAAAAGAGGTAAAATTTATGGACAAGTTATTACAAACGGTGCAGTCACTGGTAGATGTACACACCATTCACCAAACCTTGCACAGGTTTGTTCAAGCGATTTACCATATGGTAAAGAACTTCGTTCCTTATTTACTGCTAATGCCGATATGGTTATGTGTGGTGTTGATTTTTCTGGTTTGGAGTTGCGTGTGCTTTCTCATTACTTGGGCGTATACGACAATGGGTATTTTCAAAAACAATTGCTTACCGATGATATACATTCCCAAAATCAAAAAACTCTCGGACTATCCTCACGTTCTAAAGCTAAAACTTTTATTTATGCTTACATTTATGGTGGGGGAAATAAAAAACTCGGTGAGATACTTAACGTCTCTTATGACGAAGCCAAAAGAATAAGAGATACTTTTGAGAAAAAATTACCTGCACTTAAAACTTTAAAAGACGCAGTTGTTTCTAAATATAGAAGAACTGGTTTTGTTAATGGTTTGGATAAAAGAAAATTAATGTGCAGAGCAGAACATAGTTCTTTAAATACATTAATACAATCAGCAGGAAGTTTACTTGTTAAACAAGGTACAATAATTTTAAATGAAGAATTACAAAAAGCAGGATTTGTTTGGGGTAAAGACTACGCACAAGTTCTTCATATCCACGATGAAATACAATTTGAAGTAAAGAAAGACAAAGTAGAAAAATTTAAAGAAATTACAAAATCAATATTTAAGAAAACACAAGACCACTTTAATTTTAGATGTCCTCTAGATGGTGAGATTAAGGTAGGTCAGAATTGGAGTGATACACACTAAAGCAAGACCTCATTTTGACTTGGATTTAAAATTCGGACAAGAGAAAGAAAACGAACTTCAAGAGATATTCAATAATAAATTAGTAGAAGTTAAGACAGATAGGGTCTGTCAGAAGACTGGAAATGTCTTTGTTGAAATAGAAGACAACGGAAAACCGTCAGGAATAATGAACACTAAAGCAATCTATTTTGCTTTTTGTTTATGGAAACAAGAACGTAAAGACCAAGTCTGGGTTCTCATTCCTACAAAAATTCTAAAAAAATTAATGAAGAAATTTCCAATTAAATCAGGTGGCGATAACTGGGAAAGTAAAGGTCACATAGTTCCGAAAGAAGCATTACTACAATATGAAATATAAAAAATATAAAATTGTCTTTCTAGACCCAACAGCAAATAGTGGTTGGCAATCAGAAAAAGAACTTAAAGAATTTACACCTGAAGAATGTGTAATAGAAGCATACGTTTATTCTAAAGACAAAAAGACAGTCAAAACTTTTGCTTCGTATTCAATAAACAAGGACGATAAGGAATTTACGTTTGCAGATACTAACGTACTTCCACGTGCCACAATTAAATCAGGTGG